CTGCGCGAAATGCTCGAGCATACGACCCGATCTGCCAGGCCATCGCGGGAAAACAGCGGTTCCACGAATCGACCTGGTTGCATGGGTGTGAAGTCGCCGTACTGCTGTGAAGCCTGCAGCGTGGTGATCCCTCGCTCGGTCACGAAGTATGGCGTCATTTGTGATTGGGCAGAAAAGGGCCGAACCCCTACACCTGGAACGGTTGTCTCTAGTGCGAAGTTGGCGCTGCTGGTGCCCCTAAGCGTCTGTATGCTGTCCCGAGTGCCAATGTGAAGAACTCCGCCGATACCCTTAACCAGGCCGGTGAGCGTCTGGCCTACGCCAATCTCTCCGGCGCCTCCGGTTGCGGCATCCCAGCCCGCCGGATCGCCAATGTTGGAATGCTGCAGGCTTCCGGCTCGGATCCCCAGGAACAGGTGATTTTGATGCAGCGCAATCATGGTCGCACCGGTTGGCGCATTGGCCAGCACGGTCAAGGTTCCATCCTGCTGCAACTCAAAGGGCTTACCTCCGCCCACGCCGTAAAGTGCGGTACCGGCATCCGTAGCGTAGGGGTTGCCCTCGTCAAATTCATGGCGACCTGCGTTCAGCTCGGATCCAGAGCCCATTAACTCCCACGTCGTTTCATCGACGCTCAGCCGGTACAGCGTAGCGGTGGTCCCGGCCAGGTCTTCGCGGATCGCGTAATAGCGGTCGTAGAACGTGTACACACCCAGGACCGGGCCAGTCCCTGGCACTTGCGGCCCTATCTGTGCATAGCCCTGGACGCGACGATAACCGCCGGTTACCGGGCATTCATAGTTGACCGCAGTGAACAGGGTGCCTGGCCCCATCTGACGTTCTGGTGTCACCAGGTCCAGGCCTCCACCAAACTTGATATAAGCGGATTTGCTCATGCCAGCGGCCCCGCGAATTCGGCAATAGGCAACTGGGTCTGAGTCATATCCCGGTGCAATCCGGCCTCACCGGATCGTGCAGCCTGCACCATTTCAGGCGCGTTCTCATAAAGCCCGTAAAACAGCATGGCCCGGTAGACGATCACCAGGTGGTACTGATCTGGAAGCCTCGGCACGTCTGCGCCCAACGCCAGAACTTGCGGCGTTCGCCAATACTCAAAGGCAATCTCTCCGGAAGTCTCGGGCGTAGTGTCCAGCACCAGGACGCCGTCAGGCCTTTGAGCGACGAAACTGGGACTTACCTGTTCGCTGTCCTGAGCAAATCGGCCACGAAACTCCGGCCAGGTCAGTACCTTCAGCGGCAGACCATTGCACCGGATCGTGCCCTCGTCCCACACTCGCAGATCTGACGGCGGAGAATAGGTACGAAAATCAGGCTCCACGTTGATGCTGGCCTCGGCCCAGGCAAAGAGCCATCGCTCGCGGCTTAGCTGAATTTCCCGCCAGGCCTGCTGAATCCAGCTGACAAGACGGGCGTATTCACCATGCTGGGCTTGAACGCTGGCCGGGCCAGATCCGGCTGCGCCCACTTCTTGTCTTAAGCTCTGGCACAGCTCCAAGAAGGTCATGGATTACCCCTTGTCAGTGGCTTCACGAATGACTTGGAACGGGTAGCTCTGGATGCTCTGGCGGTTCATTTCTGCGTCGTAGACGAACTGCTCGGCGTGTTCCATAATCTCTTTCACGGCCTGGGTGACAATCACCTTCTTGCCGCGCTGGATCACGATGCTGCGACCATTCAGACCCAGCTGAACCGGCTGCTTGTCCTGGTCGTGAGTGGCGATCAGGATCTCAAACTTGCGCTCTTCATCGGCAGGCGCTGCACCGTCGGCGGTAATAACTTTCGGATCCTTTGTCGCTGTGTCGCCGTCGCCATCGTTTTTGACCGTGCCGCCCAGGGCTGCATCGATCTTGGCGCTTAGCTTGTCGTCGGAAATGTTGTGGGGATAGGTAACGCCAAGATCGGAAGCCGTGGATTCCAATTCTTCACGGTTCATGCTGCTGGTATTAACTTCATTCATTGCGGTTCTCCCGAACGGCTTGATATTCATAAAAAGCCCCGGCACAAGGCCAGGGCTTTTGAGTTACGGCTAGATAATCCGGTTTACAGCGCTGACGCTGCGGTTTCGATTCGGGCCATCCAGCCCTCGTTGAGGATCTTGCAGACGTAATAAGCCTTCCAGCCTACAGAGCCACGCTGACCCAGGGGATCGCCGCCACGCGGAGTATCAGGGTTCAACACCTTGGGCGTGATAGCGCCTGCGCCTTTCAGCGGGATCAGGCCGTAGGACTCTTTGCCCACAATAACGATGGGATAAACGTCTGCACTGGTACCGGTGGTGGATACCACGCCATTGGTGGCCGCTGTGCCGCCTGCATCCGCGAAACTATCCAGCACAGGGGAGAGGATATAGCGCACGTCCTCAACCTTGCCGATCTCATACGGCAGCGCTTTCATGCTTCCGTACTTCTCGCACGGCGTGAAGTTGGGCATATCGCGAATGTCCGCCTCCAGGTCCGTGTGCGCGAAGCCAATGAACGCAGCGTCCACTTGCTCGGTGCCGTAGTTGGTGGTGCTGGCGACCATGCTGGTCACTTTCTTGGCCCGGTTAGCCTTGAGCGAGCGGGTAACAGCGCGCTGCTTGGCCAGGGTGTAAACGCTGTCTACGCCTCCCCGGGTTGCGCCGTTGGCGTAAAACACGTTGGTACCGGCACGGATAGCGCCCCAGGTCTGATACTCCACAGTCTCTGCCGCTTGCTCGCCGCACAGCATGGACGCATCGGCCAGGACGGGATCCTCGGACAGGTCGTTGACGTAATCGGTAATCTCGGTCCAGGCGCCCCACTGCTTGATCTGAACGGACACGTCTTCGTAAGCCATCTGCTGACTGGACGGCGTGACGCCCTCAGAAAGCGGGACAGTGATGTTCGCGAACGGTACCGGACGACGGAACTTTACCGTGTCGGCTTTGTTCTTGGGCAGCGGCTTAGACTGACCGAACTTGGACAGAACCAGGATCGGCTCTGCGTGATCCAGCATTTCGTTTGCGGCCCAGCCAGCAGTACGCTGGCCGATGTCACCGTAAGAGGTAATAGGCATGGTTTACTCCAATCAAAGGTTTAGCAAAAGGTGGTATTAGCGTCGCCGGGATTTTTTATCGGCGTAATAATCAAAGGCCGCCTCAAAATCGTCAGGCGCTGCGCCCCGGGTCGCCGTTCCTCGGCGGCTTACGGTTTGAGCATTGGCCAGACGGTTCTGACGCTTATCGCGCTCTTTGGCGCGTCCGTCTCCAGATCCCGCACTTGGTCCACCCTTGTAGAAGTCCAGTAACGCGGATGCATCATCGGCGTTTTCGGATTCTGCGAGGCCTTGGATCGATGGGTTCTGAGACTGCAGCCATTCCTGAAACTCGGGCGCATTGACCACTTCTCGCCAATCGTCATGCCGGCTTTCAAGGCGGGCATACTCTGACTGAAGTTGTTGCTGATGGGCCTGTTCTTGGATGGGTTGCACGGTCGACCGTATTTCTGCGATCTCCCGCTCTAACTGCGCTTGCTTGGCCTGGTCTGCTTTCAGACGAGACTCAAAGGCTCGCGCCATATCCGGGAAGTCTTCCTTAAACTCGTCCCAGTCCTCCATTCCCATGGATTCCGCCATTCCCTGGCGCTGCTGGTCGTCGTCTTGGGGCTTCCCGGTGTTTTCGTCGGTGGGTTTCGCCGACTGTTGCTCTTGGGCTTTGCGCTGAAGGTCGTTGATCTGTCGCTGATAGGCGCCCAGACGCCCGCGCTGTGAAGCATCGGAGTGCCGTAGCTTCTCGTTTTCGGCCTCTAGGGTTTTCAACTTTTCGGAAATGTCGTCCGTATCACGATCGCCAGGCTCTGTGCCGCTTTCCAGATCGCCTTCCTGGTCTTCGCGGATCTGCTCTCTGTCTATGTGATACTCGTCGCGATCCTCCTCCACGCCTGCGGATTTTCCTGAGAACTCTTTGAAAGCATCCTCAAATTCGCTGTCGTCTTGATCGCTGGTGATGGCATCACCATCCTGCGGCTTCTTAAGCGGCTGGTCTGTCATTTAGCGGTTCTCCCGAACGGCTGGGTTGTGCCCAGATGGGCAGGTCGGGGGATTAGCCCCGGCTGATAGCTTCTTTCTCACTCAGAAACTGGCGTAGCAAATAGCCTTCCAGCTGCCAGATCTTGTTGCGGGCGTTGTCGTAAGCGATCTTGCGCCCCATATCTTCATTGAAGTTGGCCGGGTCCGCACAGGCTGACTCGCCAATGACCGTAAAGCCGTTTCGCAGCTGCAGGCAGGCCACGGTCACGGTGGTACCGGGGAATACGTGGTAATCGCTTCCTACGATGGTGTTATCGATGGCGTCCGGTGTCAGGCGAGGCGCATTCAGCCCCTTGTCCTGTATTTCCTGTTCTACTTCGGCTTCTTTGCGATCCATGATGGTCTTCCTCTGCGGGCTCATGGCGGGTTGTCAGTAATCGGTGTTCGGCAATTTGTCCGGCTCCGGGCTTATCTCAGTCTCCGGTTCTTCTTTGGAGTAAGCGATAAGGTCGTCAACCAGCTCGATCTTCCCTCGCAACTTGTCGTCGTTGCGTGTTCCGTTGATCAGGGAAGACAGGCAATCGCTGCGGATAACTTGCAATCGCAGCTCAATGGCGCGCCAGGTGTCGGAGTGTCGATCGATCTTATCCATAGCTGTCAAATCCCTGGCTCATGTTCTCGCGTCGCGCGGCTCGCTCGTTCTGGCTGTCGGTAAGCTCCGCAGCCTTGGCGTCTCGCTGGGTGGCCAGGCTGGCAGCGGTTTCCTGCATCTTGGCCTCCAGGCTCTGCGAGTGCATTCCGATCTTGGCCTCAAGCTGTGCCATGGTGATCCCTTCCTTGTAGGCCAACTCCATCCGGTCCTTTTCCTGGCGGGTCTGCAGCTCGGCGGCCTTGTACTGCTGCTCCCACTGCTGCTGCTGGGCCTTCATCTTCAGCTCTTGCTCTCGCAGCTGCAGCTCCTTCATCTTGACCTGGACCTCTGGCGGCGGCCCTTCCTGCTCGTTCTCGGACTTCTGTTCAAGCTCGTCGTCGGTGTAGGCCACGCTTTCGACGGGAATCTGAAGGGTGCGCAAGATCTCTCGGTACAGGCCGTTCCACTTGGTCATCTTGGCGAATAACGGGTTGTTGGCGGCGACCTGGGACAGCATCATCAGCTTTTCCTGCTGCTCCTCGCGGGCAACCAGGACCGACGTACCTTTCGCTACGATATCGAAATCACCCTTAATTTCCGGGCGCTCGGTATACATCATGTGGTAGTCGTAGAAGCGCTTTACCGTGGGAGTGGTCACGCCGTCGTCAAAGTTCTTGGTCGCGGATCGCAGCACGATGTTTGAGTTGTTCATCAGCATCTGCATGCCGCCAAAAGTCTTGGATCCGGCGCCCTGGCTCAGGCCCTCGCCCTGCAGAAGGATCGGCAAGTTCGTCTCTGTGTCGGCCAGCTTCTGCGCAGACTCAAAGATAGCGAACAGATCCCGCTGGTTGTTGTTGATCTGATACACCTGGAATGCGCTGCCTACTGGCTCGTCTCCGGTATCCCACCAGATCTTGTTGGGCCTAAGCGTCCAGTCGCCGTCCTGGGGCTCAACACCACGCTTTTTCATCACGATCTGCGGTCCAGCAGATACGCCGGCGTTGTCCATGATCATGCGCCATGAAGCGTTGACAACCTTTTGAGGCTGGCGCATCAGATACGGGATGCCGAAACCAAATATGCTGCTGTCGTCCGATTCCCAGTTGAAAACGCTGTACGGAAGATCTCCGGTTTCTAGCGGGTTTAGCGCGGCTTTGATAACGTAACCGCCGACCATGAGCACACAGCCGGTGTATTCCACCAGCGGATCTTCGTCTATGTCTTCGCAGCCACAGGCCTTTAGTTCTTCCTTGTCCAGCGGGCCCCAGTATTCCCACAACTCGTACTTCTTATCTTTGGTCACGGTGTCCACGCCGGTGATGGCGCGCAGCTCTGAGCGACGGTCCTCGGCAATTTGCCTGCCTTCGTTGTTTTCCAGGGACTTGCGCAGCTGGTTCAGCATGACGCCAGGTAGATCGGCCAGCTCTCGCATCTGCTTGCGGTTAAGCAGCTTGCGCTCAAACCAAAATTCAGCCTCGGCGGCGTTGGCCGCTGACATATCCGGGAAGATATCCCAGGGATCCACACGCTCAAGACCAGCGCGCAGCTCCTGCTTCACTTCCATGGTGCTCTGGCCCGTCTGAGGATCAGTGATCCACGCTCGTCGGGTGCGGTTTACAACGGTCGGGCCCTTGAGCACACCGGTGCCCAGCTTGCAGGCGTCTTCTATTACGTCCCGGGTATGCGCGTTATAGCCTGCTTCAGCAAAATCATCCTCGATCTGCTGCTGCATGGCCCGGGCAGCGTCGTCGGCCTGCTCTTTTGCCTGGTCCTGGGGATCTTTCGGCGCGGGCTGGTCAGGGTCAGGCGCCATGCTCTGCCCCATGCCTTGCATCATGCCCTGCTGAATGTCGGCCTGCATCGGGTCGCCATCGGTGGCGCTCATAGCCGGGATCGGCGTCGACTTAACGCCAAAATTCGTATCATCGTTGGGCAGCAGCATATCGCTCATGCGAGCAATTCCGGCCCGGGTCTTGTTCCTGGTGATGTTGACGAATACTTGAGATGAACTCTTAGCGACCATCCTGCTAATTTCATCCACGTTGTACTCGCCTTGGTACTGTCGCAAGTCAGCCAGCCAGCGGGTTTCGATCTGCGCTCTAGCTGACACCTGCTCCTGGGCCAGGCGATCCAGCTTAGTGCCCAAGGAGTTCAAGTCTTCCTCGCGTCGACTCTGAGCTGACTCCATTTCCTCCGGCGTCATTTCCTCGGCCTCGTCGGGTATCTGCTGGTCTCTCATATCAATATCCTGCCGTCAGGTCGCCGGGTTGGTTGCTGGCTGCAGCTCGCTGCATGGGCTTCGTGCTGGCCAGCTCAAGGCGCATAACCGCGTATCTCAGTGCGTCCATAAGATGGTCGTTTTCTTTCACAATCCGGCCCTTCTCGTCCCGCCGGTATAAGCGGATCTCGCCAAGTGTGTTTTGCAGGGTGTTGAATATCTTCAGACGGCCCGTTGATAGGCGGTCCAGAACTTCCATAAGCCCCGCTTCGACGGCCTTATTGGCCTTGTTCAGGATCAGCCGTTCTGCTAAGTACAGCTTCCAGAGCGTTCTGCCATCGACCTGGGAGCGGCCCCGGGCAGCTGTGTCGATAACTCCGGGAATCCATTCGCCCCGTAAACGGATGCCTTTGGCATGAATCGGCGCTTCAGCCTGTCCTCG